AATATATATATATATATATTAAATTATGTTTGGATACTGTGTTTGGTTGCAACTTTGTTCAACACACAATTTAAATAATGTTATTAAACAATTTTATACATTTTTTAATACAGAAAAATATTTAGCACACGCAACATTAGATTATAATATTAATAACTTTAGTAAGGATAATTATATAATTGATGACTTAATAAAAGACGGATAAATATATTTTACAGAAAGTAATAATTTTTTTTCTGCACAACAAGACTATGTTTTTAAAAGTAATCCCATCAAAATATTTCATATATCTTTGGCGTATAAGGTTAATAAACCATTTACAGAAGTAGAAAAAACACATTTACAATCATTAAAATTAGACGAAGAGATAAAAAAAGAGGATTTACAAATAAATCTTTGGAATTGTGATAGTAAATATACGATGAATTGGAAATTAGTCAATTGCGTTTTATGAAAACAACAATAATATCTCGACACCCAAATCCCCATGTTTCTTGAGGACGATGAGACAAATTTCCACAGAATTGTAAAATAGACTTTGATTCAACCTTATGCGTGATTTTTTTTCCATCTTTTTTATATTCAAAATCGCCACCACCTACTGTAATATCTTTTCTCAAATAAAATATTACTGTATGCACTTTGCACCTAATAACTGCGTGATCATCTTTATGCCAGGTAGACCATTGATACTTTTTTTTCTCAAAACCGCAATTTCTTTGATGAAAATCAACACACCATTTTTTTTCATCAAAATTAGTAACACCGTTGTCCCCCAAACAACGAATAGCACGTTCTATAATAGGTTTCGTAAGTTCAATATGGTTTTTTTGTTTTTTTTCTTTGATATGGTACTCCACATTGCTGTGAACATCATATGTTTCGAATCGTTTTTTTCTTTTTGGAATATAGTTTTTATGTATTTCTGTAAAAGTATCTACTTCTGTATGAGTCATTTTCTCAGAGTTTACGCTCATGATAAAACACGTTGAGTTGCGGCAGGACTAGGTTGATGTTAAAATACTTAAGAAATAAAATCAATTTATTATATATTATAATTTTGACTTTGGATAAATTGACTCCTCGATTTTTTTTTTAAAATTAAAATTAATTTTTTTTTCCCATATGTTAATGACTTCGTTGTTAATATTTGATTTTCTTACTACCTCCATAAATCGAATATGATTAATCCACTTTTGTAAATACTCTTCTAATTTCTCATAATCAACCATTGTATATTAATAGTAATTTATATTTAACTATTTTTGAAAAATATCATCATACACTATTTCTGCAAGTTCCTTTTGTTTACTCGTAAACATATATGAACAAAAAGACAACAAAGACTTAATAAAAAATAAACTTGAACCTATTACAAAAAAATAAGAAGATAAATCATCTTGTTTAAAATCTAAAACACTTCCAACCATTAAAGATCCTGTTGCAAGAACGTACAATATATTGCCCATAAGCATAATATAATTAATATCACGATTAATCTGTAAATAATTTATATTTGTTTAATAACAATATCTGCTTCGTTTGCCAACTCACCAACCAACGCATCATTTTTGTAATCATTAATATAATTAATCTCGAAAATACCACAAGAAACAAGTAATTTCATACAATTATAGCAAGGATAATGAGTAATATATGCCTTACACCCATCTGAAATAACACCCCGCCTTGCACAATCAGTTATTGTATTTTGTTCTGCGTGAATGGTTGAAATATTATGATTGTTTCTAACTATTGCTTTATGTTCACAACCCGCAATATATCCATTGTATCCTTGTGCTATAATTCTATTATTCTTAACAAATATACATCCTACATGTAATCTATGACACGAAGAACGAGTTGATGTTAACTCACACAATTTTTTAAAATATTCTTGCCAAGAAGGTCTTTCCATTATTAGTATTTATATTCTTCATACATTTCTAAATGATTTATAACATTTTTATATTCTTGATCAGAAGCTAAAATAATACAGCAAGGTATGTGAGGTTTATTCAAATCAAAATTTGAAACTCTGTCAAGAATATTTTTAAAACTAGCATTTAATCCTATGCCTCCGGCCTTTTCAAATATATAAGCAAATGGCATTCCCTCATAGAGTGCTCTAATCTTTCCACTTGGATTTTTACTTGTTGCAGGGTAGTAAAATATACCATCATTTAAAAGTATGCGATGTGCATCGGCAACAAGAGTTCCCACCCATCTCATACTATAATTATCTTTTCTGTATTGCTGAATAAGATATCTTATTTCAGGATTGTAATCATATGATTGATTAATCGAATAAATTTTCTTTTTATCTTTAATATCATTAAAATTAATTTTAATTGGAACATTATTGTTAAAAATATCCCTCATTAATATTTCATTTTTATATGTATATCCCATAATACTTTTTATTCCATACAAACAATATCCCGCATCAACAATATTTAAAAGTTTATTTGTCATTCGGCAATATTCATAAACACCATAAATGGAACCAGTATTAATATTACACGAATAATTTGAACTTCCATCGAGAGGATCAAATGCCGCGATAAATGTGTTTTTTGTTGTATCAATCTCATAATCCTCAAACAAAGTTAGATTTTTAGTTTCTTCAGAAATATATCCAACAATATTTAACTTATTGTGTTTTAAGTGATCTACAAAAATTTTTTCACATAATAAATCAATATTTTTGACTTCATCTCCGGATTCATTTATTTTCCCTGAAATATGATTATCAGTATTTGTTCTTAAAAGAATTGAAATATCAATAAATATATTTTTAAAAACTCCTTGAAACGCCATAATATATGTATTTATTTTTTGTCTCTATATTCATTAAAAAATTGAATGATATTTTTTCTATTGATATTATAATAAGCATGGCGTCTTCACGAATAGTGTTAAAAAAACAACTAACTAAATATGGTAAAGAAGTAATATTTGAGACAACTAAATTACTTTCAGAAAAATATAACTTTTCTAAAGAGGAAGCACTTTTATATCTTCTTCCAACTCCACCGCCTAAACAAAGAAAACGCTGCGAGGCGCCTTTCAGTGAACTTATAATCGCATCTATTTTGAGCAATACGTCGCAGACTAATTTTCCACTTGACTACTCTCGAATTATTGTGTCAACAGATCAACTAGAAGAATATAAATGCGATATGGCAAAAAGAAGTTCTAAAGTATTAAATGAGTGGTTTACAAAATGTAAACAACATTCTATGTCTTTTCATAAACAACTTGGCATTTGTCAACATCAAGACAATATAACTTGCTATTTAACAGGTAAAACAATAAAGGAACCCACAATACTTGAACTCGTAAAAGATATTGAAAAAAAACAACGAAAGGCAGACATTTATATTTCAGTTAATACCAATTCACATCATCCTGTACCGACAAAATGGATTGGTCTAAGTGTGAAAACCACCCCCAACGACCCAATGTCTAATTGGTCTGTTGAAAAACTAATTTCACAAGTAGACAAACAAACAGCGGCAAAACTAAAGGAAACAAAAATAAAAATTCTAGAAGATAATGGAATAACAAGAAAATGGAGAGAAAATAAAGAAGAAAATAGAAAAAAATACAATGAAATAATGTATGGATACAATGAATACAAAACAATGCTCCACATGTGGATGACTGAACCCAATAACAAAGAATATATCCAAAAAATAATTGCAGAGGCAGCTGGTTCGTCTATTACCAGATTCAAAATGTTTAAATATGACGGAAACAAATTTACGAATCTTTCAGAGATATATCAAAAAATCATAAAATCAAAAAACTTTAATATAATTGTGGATTCATCAAGCACCAAATCGCATCTCGAAAAACTAAAACTAAACCCACATCACAGTATAACTTCTGCTAAACTATGGTATTATATTCAAATCGATTCAATTGTAGAATATCGAATCGAAATAAGATGGAAGGGCGATCCATTTGCTTCACCACAAATTCTTCTTATTGGTTGCGATTAAACCAAAACATCTATTCAATATCATAAGATGTTTTGATAACCCATTGTTAAACCGTGGGTCGCCGCCAAACACCGAATCACCAACAGAGATCAAAGTAATCCCACAGTATTTTTTTTTAGTTTGAACATTAAAATATTGCTTATAATAGAAGTTTTTTTCAATTATAATTTTGTCTCTTGATTTATTTACTAATTGTAATTCGCGGAAAAAAGAGAAAGATATGAATTTTTAAAACACGCGAGATTAACACAATCGCGTAATGAAAGATGGACGTCGTCAAACATACTCAATTCACTATGAGACAAATTAATGTATATATTTATTTTATTTATTTCATTTCTAAAATTTGTAACATATAAATAAAATTTATTTGTTTTTAATAAATCATTGTATTTTTCTACCAATTTTGATACATAAGTTAAATACTTATACTCAATATTTATTATTTTAGACATAGCCCATGAAATATCTCTATGTTTTAATTTGACACATACATTTTGTTTATTTTTACTTAAATAATAATTAAGTATAAATGGAGTTTTATCATATTTTTTTATTTTGTAATGAGTGGAAATATAATTATTATCATAATAACTAATAGATTGTTTACTAAATAAGTTTGATAAATGTTCTTTACATTTAATTAATCGGTTTCCCGTGGCATCAATAATATAATTTATATGTTTTAAAGAAGTCAAAATATCATTGTATTCTCGTTTAAATAAAATTGAATATCGATACTTCTCGCATACAAAAAATAAACCATCTCAAACATATTTATATAAGAACCAACATACCCTTCCTTTCCCATACTTCCCAGTATTTTTTTTGCGAATAAATTAATAATACTTGTCTCTTCAATATGCATCGCCCATCTACGAGTATATTTTTTCTTGTATCCATCCTTTAAAACACGATTGTCTATAACTAAAACATTACAATTGGGAATTAGTAGTTTTAAATTAACTGCGGTATACAACCCACACACACACTGCGCCGATAACAACTATATTTTTTGTTTTATTTGTAAATAATGTATCCCAACATACACCCCCCAAATCAACAAAACTATCGCATAAATATTCTTTATTGTTGCTGTTTAAAATACTTTCTAGAAGGTGATAAGTATAAAGTAAATTATTACTATTTAATAAATTATATAAATCGCGTTTACATTTCAAAACGACTTGTTTGTATGTTAAATTTTCATTTTCAATATTATAATGATTTTCAATATTTTTTTTCGTGTCTTCATTTTTTCAATGATAATATTATCATATTCGTTTGATGCTTCGTTTATAAAGTCCTTTAACTTTTGATTATATAAATAGTTATAATTATTTATGAAAATAGTATCCATTATTATAATATCTAAATATTTATATATATGAAAATAAAAACAAGAAAAAAACATTTTAGGGGAGGTTCTCACGGCGATCCAGCACGAAAACGAGCACGAACAGCATCACCAACAGATGCCATACCAGCACGAAAACGAACAGCATCACCAACAGATGCCAGACCAGCAATGATGGTCATGGGTAAATTTCAACCATTTACAATTGGGCATTTAATGGGCGTTGTTCGTCCAATGATCGTGGAATCATTAAAAGGGGGTGGTAAATATGATATATATGTTTGTACATCAAATAAAGAAAATTACACAGAGGATTTAAAACGTAAAAAAATAGAAGAACTCCGAACGTTATTATCGAACACCAAATTATCGTCTAAAGAGAAACAAGAGATAGAAAACAAATTAGAAAAAGCAAAAAAAAAACCAACTGTAGAAGAAGAGTTAGAAAAATTAGCAAATACGTCACCTTCATCAATAACATTAGAAAAAATAGCTAAGAAACAAGCAACTGATACAACACCTCAAGAAGTAATAGATTTAATAAAAAATGGTATATATGTAAATTATCCAGGTGTTAATGATACTCCACTAGGAGCAGCTATTAAAGTATCAATGATAAAAGCAGGACTTAATGATTTAAAAAAGGATACGGAACTGATTCGCCTAGCACGAAAAAAAGAAACGAACCTTTCCGATTTTATAGACAAACGCGTTGATGTTGAAAGTTTTGATAGTTTATTTCCTGCCCTATATTATGTTGAAGAACGACACAGCAAACAAGAAAATATTTTATATTGTGGAACGGATCGTGGTGATTCATATCGTGAAATAATTAAAAAAAAAAAAAAGATGGTTGGAATTGGAAAGTTGAAGTGACGGAACGACAAGAAGTTCCAGGCGTAGTTTCAGGAACTTTATTACGCGCATTGTCCGCGTTAGACAAAGAACATATGAGTGAAATACTAGAATTATTCAAACCATTAACAAGGTATGAATTATTTCATAAAAATTTGGGTATTGAAGATGAAGAACTATCTTTAGAAATATATAAAAAATTAAAACAAAAATTAACTCCAACAGCAGGTAATGTCACAGCAGGAGGAAGAAGAAAAACAAGAAAACGAAGAAAAACAAGAAAACGAAGAAAAACAAAACGTAAAAAATCAAGACGAAGAAAAACAAGACGTAGAATATATTAACAATTCAAATAGCATATAAATAATATAGCATAGATAATATATCATGACGCTGTTGCATTTTTTCAACAGGCATATAGGTGTAACGAAACAAACCGAATTAATAGAAATGTATAAAGTTTGCAATATAAGAGGTTTATATGAACTAACAAATCAAGTAATACCCAATACAAAAAAATTTAATTTAAAATACAGACCACCCATACCAGAACACAAAGCAGTAAACGATATTAAAAAACTTTTAAATGCAAACAGAAAATATAATTCCCTAATAGGTCTCGGATACTATAATACACATATACCATTCCCAATTAAGAGACATATATTAGAAAATCCCAAATGGTATACAGCGTACACCCCATATCAGTCAGAGATATCCCAGGGTCGCCTCGAGGCTCAACATAATTTTCAAGATATGATAAAATCTTTAACTAATATGGAAATATCAAATTCATCTCTACTTGACGAAAGTACTGCCGCGGTTGAAACATTAAATATGTGTTATAATATAGAAAAAAAATCAAGAAATACATTTATTTGTTCAAATACAATGCACCCACAGGTATTAGAAACATTAAAAACAAAATCAAAATTATTAAATATTAATTTAATTATAACCAATTTTAATAATTTAACAAATGATGAACTAACAGACACATTTGGAATTATGTTTCAGTATCCTGACACATATGGAAAAATAAATATGCACGAAAATCTGTTAGACTATGCGAATAGCAATAATATATTATTAACATGTTCGGTAAATCTTATGTCACTAACGTTATTAAAACCTCCAGGGGATTTAAACATAGATATATGTTTTGGAACAGCCCAGCAATTCGGTATCCCTCTCTGGTATGGCGGACCGCATCCCGCATTTATGGCATGCAAGCATAAATATATTAGACAATTACCCGGTAAACTAATTGGAAAGTCTGTTGATGAAAATAATGATGAAGTTTACCGACTTGCTCTACAAACAAGAGAACAACACATAAAAAAAGATAAGGCAACAAGTAATATATGTACATCGCAATCGCTTCTTGCAACTGCGGCAGGTTTCTATGGAATATATCACGGTCCGGATAGACTAAAAAATATATCAACCGATATACATAACAAGGCAAAATTAATAAAATATGGACTTTTAGAAATAGGTATAGATACTGAATACGATAATTATTTCGATACGATCTGTATTAAACCAAAAGATATAACGAAACTGGAAGAATATTTAAATAAGAATAATTTTTTTGTGAGAAGAGACAACGATATAATGACGTTAACCGTAGATGAACAAACAGAATACGATACCTGCATCAACTTATTAAATATATTTTCAATATTTTACAATAGAAACTATATGTTTGAACAGAGTTATATTTTTTTTTTAAATAAATATGGGTTTATCAATGATTTGGATACACAAATTGAGATGGAAATGATGAGAACAACTAGTTATATGGAAGAGGATGTATTCAATAGATATCATACCGAAACCGAATTAGTTAGATATATTTATAATCTTTCTAAAAAGGATTATACATTAACAGAAGGTATGATACCACTTGGTTCTTGTACGATGAAATTAAACTCAGTATCAGAATTAGAACCACTAACATGGGAATCTGTAACTGATCATCATCCATATATGAAAAAGGAATATGTTAAAGGTTATACAAATGTAATAAATGAACTATCAAACTATTTAAAAGATATTACAGGATTTAATAATATTTCCTATCAATCAAACGCCGGTTCGATGGGGGAATATTCAGGTCTGCTTTGTATTAAAAAATATCACGAAGTAAACAATAAAAAAAGAAATGTTTGTCTAATACCCGAATCAGCACACGGGACAAATTTTTCGAGTGCAAAATTAGCAGGATTTGTTGTAGTAAAATTTAACAATAATGATTTTGAAAAATTAGTCGACAAATATAAAAATAATCTTGGGTGTTTAATGATAACCTATCCAAATACAAATGGTATTTTTCAAGAAAATATCGAATATATATGTGATTTAATACATAGAAATGGTGGACTTGTCTATATTGATGGAGCAAATATGAATGCCCAAGTTGGTATAACTAATCCTGCCTTAGTCGGCGGAGATGTATGTCACCTAAATCTTCATAAAACATTTTGTATTCCGCATGGTGGAGGAGGTCCTGGTATGGGGCCTATACTTTGCAATGATAAGTTAAAAAACTATTTTCCCACAAATATATTTCAAGAAAGCAATAAAGATATAAATACAATAGGTTCTATAACTTCATCGGATTGGAGCAGTGCATCAATATTAACAATATCTTATATGTATCTTAAAATGATGGGGACAGATAATTTGAAATACGCAACACAGATAGCATTACTAAATTCTAACTACCTAAAAGATTCCCTTAAAGGTGATTATAAGATAAGCGATACAAATATACATAATAGGGTAGGACATGAATTTATAA